GAAAGGTTGAAGATGACTAAGGGTTATATTATGTCGTCCACTGAGTTCAAAGAGACGGTTGAGACAATGGTTAGGGATATGCCTCTAGCCGATATGTTATATATCAACCAATCTTTGATTGAGGCGGCGATTACTAAATGGAAGGAGAAGGATCCTGAGACAGAAATGTCACCAGCGCAAGAGGATTACAAAGCATATTACGTATTCCTCGCAAGTGTACCGGATGGTATTACTGTGATAGATCCTAATCTTTTCGTATTCAAAATTGCTCGTAAAATTGTAGATGCTCTATGTCTATCAATCATAGACTCACGATATTACGAGAACGCATTCCATGATCCGGACGTATCGTATGAAGATACAAAATTCATGTCTGATGTATTCAAGCACGTCTTGGATAGAACTGAAGAATCTATGAAAGAAGATGCTGAGTCGGTAACATTCGAATTCAACAGGAATCCGGATGAAATGCGAAAAGAAATGTTAGAAAGTTTGGACAGAAAGAAACATGAAAGATAAAAAGGTTATTTTATCTAGCAATGACTTCAAGAACCAAATTATAGCAAACATTCGATCAATGGATCTACAAAATGTATTCATGATCGAGGATTTCTATATTGATAGACTTATCACAAGTTGGTGTGAACATAAAGCTCAGGAAGACTACAAGTCATATTTGAATATGATGATGACGATTCCAGAAAATCTAGAATTCATAGATTTAGACGGACTGTTATTCAAATTGTCTAGGAGACTTGTAGATGAACTTGTGTTTACACTTACGGAATCGTTTTATTACGAGGACATAGGTATGAACATATCTGAAGACACGTTCCATCCATACGAGGAAGAGCGTCAAACAGTTCAACGCAAACACGATAAAGAGTCTATCAAGTATTTCTTGAGTGTCATTGATGTAATGTTCGACAGATTATATGTCGAAACCCCTACAACTAAAGAACTTCTGCAACAAGCTTTGCAGGACAATACATATTTGAGGTAAGTTTGGTATGGAACAGAAACAAAATATCTCGTTGTCTATTTATTACAAAGGGACAACTACAACATTTGGGGGCAAATATGAGGATACATTCCCAACATCTGATGGACGTATCAGTTCTGTTGTTGTGGATATTCCTATTTCGATCGTACATATGTTGGATTTAAATTGTGAATATGTGCTGGTTATTAATAACAAGCAATATGCTATTCAAGACAAATCTGTTGGTATTCCGAGTACTGATGGATTTGTTAATACTATTTTATTGGTGAATGAATACGGCTCGATTCGCCGCTTAGGGAGGAAATATTAATGAGAAAACATATTCGTATTCCAATGTCGCTAAAAGACATGGACACTCTTCGTGACAATTTTTACGCTTGCGGCTCTGAAGTACAAATGGAACTCCCTGACAATCTCACCATTCATTTCGAACGCTCTGATATGGAGGAATTCGAAACATTTTGAACTGAAGAGGAGATTAAGGAAGTTGAATATATCGACAGTTAAAATTATTTTAACAGCTGCTGTGCTGGTTTTATCCGTACCATTCTCAATTATCTGCGGGATTGCGTTAGGGATATTTCCAGCCGTTATTTATGGACCATCTGTAGTAATCGGAATCACCGGAGCAGTATGGATCGTCTTTACAATTACGTTACTTTCCAAAATTTGGAAAAAGTAGTCGCAGAAATTACATAGCAGATAATGAAACGATATTAAAACAAAGGAGGACACAAAGATGTCAAAAGAAACAATCGTTGAAAATCGAACTGAGGTTATCTCAGATGAGCAAGTGAAAGCAGCAGAAGCTGCAGTTGAGCAAGATGTTACAACTACTATCGTAGCTGAACCGGAAAAGCTTACTATGGCACAACAAATTGCCAAGTGGCGTCCAGTGGCTAAGAAAGTACTAGTTGGAGCAGCCTTGATCGGGACTGGAGCTTTCGTGATCTCACTACTCGCTGGGTCTAAATCTAAGGATGACGAAGACGACGTTATTGACGTTGAGTTTGAATCGGAAGATATCGATTAGTATTAGAGGGTTATTACACCCTCTTTTATTTTTTGCCGTAGAAAGGAGGCATAGACATATATGGCGGTCATATTAGAAGATTATGACGCAATGTATGTCCCTGATTTTAACCCTGTCACTGGTAGATTCTTTGTGCCATTAGACAACGCCAGTGATATTACGTTGGCGGATCTAGCAACTGAACTTAATGGTTATAATAATCGTGTTTGGTTTGAAGGAAGAACATATATTGCAGATGGTGTCAAGAAACAAATGGACCCTGTAACATACGAATGGTCTGCAGTATTGAATGTTAGGAGAGTATAATGGTTGACTACAATAAGGTAAAACAAAAATCTACTAAGGTAGAAAAGAATGACGGGACTGCTGTGCGTAAAAAGCAAAAAGCAGTAGCTAAAGGTCGAGTACGCAAACCTAGTTTGTTATCTCGAGCAGGATTACTATTTTTCGGAGAAGGTGGATTCAAAGGGGTTGTACAACATCTCGTGCATGAGGTTATTATACCAAGCGCGCAAAACACTTTCGTCGATATTACTACGACTGCGATCAAGCGTGCTGTGTTAGGCGATGACTATATTTATCATAGACAGCCTACGCAATACTGGGGTCGTGGACGAAACAATGTAACTCGTATGGACACATATCGAGGTGGAGGACGTATTGACTACGATAGACAATTCAATCGTCGTTCCGAGAAAACATCTGATGTGTTGAAATACGTTGACTTTGAAACTGCGCAGGAAGCTCAGGAAATCTTTAACATCATGTTAAGTAACCTCGAGCATTACAAAGTTGTATCTGTAGCAGATTACTACGAACTATCTGATATTCCATCAAGGTTTACTGATAATTCTTATGGCTGGACAGATCTTCGTGGATCTAAAATTGTTGCTGCGCGTGGTGGAGGATATACAATTCAATTCCCACCTGTTGAGGAAATTTAGTTAGGAGTTTACTAATGAAGAAATTCGTTATTGGCATTGGTTTGGTTGGAATCGGTTATGTTATTGGATGCGTGCAATCATATTTCGCATTTGATGCTATTTGTAAGGAAGACGGAATTCGAATTGGTATGTTCGGATCTGAATATGTGGAGGACAAAGAATGAGACGCTATATAGCATACTTATATTTGTTCGCTTGTGGACCAATTGGTTGGCTACTCATATTCATGGATTAAAAGATAAACGGAGGAAACTAAAATGAAAAACTTACTTGCTACACTATTTTTACTTTGCATTGGCCCTGTTGGTTGGATCATCCTGGCATTTGCTTGGTTGAAGAAATGAGGCTTAAATGATTGCAAAGATTGACGTTATATTTCGCGATGGTAGTCGTGAATACTTTAACTATGTTCCTAAAGACCAATACGGTAAGGAACTACGATTGACATACACACGAAGCGAAACCACTGTTACTATTATTGAACATTTGGTTGAAATTAACGAAACTGTTGAGCATGTGTTTGAACGTGCCGATATTCGCAAGATCGCTATTAAACAAAAGCAGGAGGCTTAATTATGGTTGCAGTACGCAAAATCAACTCTTATTCATTGCATTGGACTCCAGAAACGGAGTACGCATTTCTCATCGATTATCTTATGCGTAAAGAAGAACAAATCTCAATTAAGCAGAATCAAGTTTCAGGAATGACTATTGGAATGATCAATAGCGCAGATGTATTTGATTTCAAGTCTATGCATACACATTTACGTGGCGTACGACAACGTATCAAAGATCTGCAGAACAAACATGGATTTACTCCGTCTACATATTTGCAATACAAGCATATTGTGGATGAGTACCGTGATGCGGCCATCAAACGTGCACAACACGGAAAAGCACTACAGGAGGAAACATATGCGGGTTAGGATTTATCAGAAACACACGCATCAAAATCAACAACCACTGCTGTTCAGTAATGTAACAGGGTTGTCTATTAATGATGGGGTTTTAGAGTTTGAACACGATGCTCATATTAATAAAGAGCGTAAGGTTCGAGCTAACTCATCATTCATCTTATCAAACATTTGTGGATATTCTCTACTCAAAGAAGAATCCAATGAAGTTATCAACACTATTTTCTAAAAGGAGAACACATAATGAAATTACCATCAATTAATTTTGCAGACCTCGCTAAGAACTCCCGTCGCGGACTGGTTATTGCTAAGAACTTTGGAATCAAACATGCTCCACTTGCATTGGTTATTGCTGGAGGGGTTGGTCTGGTTGCTACTGCTGTAACATCTTACCAAGCAGCTAAGAAAGTCGATAAGACTTTGGAAAAATTTGAGGAAATGAAGGAGGATGGAATTGTCCCATCAAAAGTTGAAATCGCTACTGAGGTTGCCAAAGACATTGCTGTGCCTGTCCTTGTTGGGACTCTTAGTGTCGCTTGTATTGGACTTTCATACGCTATTCAGAACAATCGCCTCAAAGCTGTTACGGCTGCTCTCGCGGTAATCACAGAAGAACATTCTCGTTATCGCAAACGTGCTAAGGAAATTCTTGACGAAGAAACATTCAAACGTCTCGATACTCCTCATGACACACGTAAAATCACAATCACTGACGAGGACGGAAATGAAATTGAAACTACTGTTGAAGTACCTAGCGAAGGGCTTTTCTATGGCGCATATTTCAAGAATTCCAACCTCAACGCACCTGGCGAACCAGAATACAACGAACGCACAATCCAAGAAATCTACAATGAAATTCTTATTCCTAAAATGGCTAAATGGGGTGAATTGACATTCCCATATGTGTTGGAACAACTTGGATTTGAAGTACCATCTGCCGCTCTACCATTCTTCTGGTCAGACACTGATCAATTCTATATTGAATGGGATACATTTGACATGTGGGATGAAGAAGCTAAAGCTATGGTTCCACAAACATATGTTCGCTGGAAACGCCCACGCAACCGTTACGCTCCAAACATCTACGCTGAAGCGGACGAACAAGCATAATTAAATTTTGAAAGGATATTCCAATAATGAATAGAAACTTGAAGATTTTGGGATATACTGTTTTAGTGGCGGGCATCGGCTATGCCGGTTACCGTCTCTACAAATGGTATAAGGAAGAAAAGAAGTTGGAAGAAGATGGTCTTTCGTACGAAGAACTATTAGAAGCACATGAAGCTGCTGAGATTGAAAAACGTCTCGAAGAGCGTGATGCTCTGATGGATCTCGAACGCGATATTGAACAAGACCAAGACCCTCTTGAATTCGGTGATGGACATGCATGGCGTAAAGAAAACGGTATGATTATCCGTAACATCACTCCATATGAAAACGCTGCTGGGATTGAATACGATCCAATGACTGAAGAAGTTATCAACTTACCTGACGGACAAGGAGATACCATTTCTGTAGTTCGTAAATTTGACGAATTTGAAATGAAGGATCGATTCCTAAACTATCGTGACAAACGATCTGCGAAAGAAATTCGTAAGGTCATCGACGATATGATGTATACAATCCGCTCGCTTAAAGCTAATGAAATGGAGTATGAACGTATGATCTACGACAAAGACACGCAAGATAGTTATGATTACTACTGTGCGTTAGTTCTTGACCGTGCAGGAATCCATAATTCAAAACTTATTGATGACTTTGCACCTATCTTTGCTTGGGAATATACTCCTAACAAACAAAACATTGCCCTACTCAACATCCGTCAACAATTGATTGACAAGCGTGTAGAATACTTTGGATTTGCATCTAAATATTCTAGCTGGGCAAGCATTGGCGAATTACTTATTTGGTTTGCTGAAAACCTACATGTCGAAGGTGGTAAGAAATCTGCGACCGAGTATCTGAAATTCATTTTCGATAAGATGTCAATCGAATTTGAGGACTTCGATGCTGTTACCCACGATACCTTTATCTCATATTTGGAAAGTGGACGCACTAACAAGCCAAATTATGATGATACTTTCGGTATGTTTGGATTACCTAAATCTGACTATGATGATTCTAAGTCACTATGGGATGAATACAACAAACGTATTGAGCACGAGGTCGGATTTGTGGATCTAGAAGAAGGTGATGAAGATGACGACTCGGAAGATTAATCGTCTAATCATCAAGAAAGACGGGAAGGTATATTCTTTCCGTTGTTTAGCTGCCAGTGGGGCTATTACTCTAAGAGATTCTGATTTTGTGTATATTGCTTTTGTTGCGGACTTGTTGACTGACTCTGAAATTATTATTTTAGGTCATACATCGTTAGGTAGAACTGGTGATGTACATCTAAATAATTTGGACATTACGAAATTGTCTAGATCTGCAATACACTTCTTCGGACATTCAAAACATCATATTCGATCGTTCTTCATTTACAACGATTTGGATAATCCATTAATTAACATTAGGAATTGAATTACTACGCGAGACATCGCATCATATTTTCAGAAAGGACAACCTAATGAAAGAACTATTTGTAAAACTAAAAGAAGGTTTTGCTAATCTTAAAAATTGGCTTGACAAAATCATCACAGATATCGAGTGGGCCGTTATGCCCACTTGGATCATTTGGACGTCAAAAGACAAATACAAACTAAGTCACTACCGACTGATCAACGGTTACGACTTGAAACACATGTATTTGCGAAACGGTACTCCTGTACTTCGGTCGTATAACCAAGGATGGGAAGCATCCGAATCTGAATCAGATAATTGCGTTGTGGAAGGGTTTTCTAGAAGCCTGACCGACGTATATTCTGCGCGCGGATACAACTTCGTATTATGCGGTGGTAGTCGTATTACTACTGTTAAGGAATACAAGAATGGAGATGCGCCAACTCATAATTTCTTCCTGGCCAAGAGGAAAGATGAGGATGAGGTTCTTGTCTGTATTCCACGAGAGATCGTGTCAAGTCCCGAGGGCTTAATGAATCGCATGATCTCAAACATGAAAACGAATTCCGAATTCACAATACAATCCATCAACACATTCTGCTATATCTATCCTATGGAGAAAACTCATGCAGGATATTTGACTTTCGGGCGTCAAGTTTACGATGAATGGGGCTCAAACGATGGACTTGTGATCTATCCAAAGGCTGGTGATGACCTTTGGGACAAACTAACCCGCTAGAAGGGGTCTAGGAGGCTATATGATGGCGTTTAACGACTATGTAGTTCCTTATTCGATAGAAAGGGCCGACGTACTACGGAAGTGCGCAGAGAGCGATCTATCGGTCTTAAACGAAGACTATTATAAGGGCTACAAATTCATGTTTTGGACCAAATTATCCAAGGCTAGACCTAATATTATGGTGGGGATAGCTTACGGGGATAATCTTATCAAGATCAATATGTGTAAAGACAAATACATGCTTTGTCCGTATATTGTGATCTCAGAAACTGACAATGATCATCGGATGTTCATATTTGAAAGTTCGGAGTCACTGTTGGCTATGGTTAAGGAATTGTTCAAGGCTGATGACTCAGAAGATTTCATTGATGTAATATTCAGAAAGTATGCAACGACATACAAATTCATACAATACAAATCTGATGGTAATGAAATCGCATCGTGTCAAGGGACAAATCTACCTGTAATTAATTTATCATTGGTTAGATATTGGAATAATCCAGATGAGCCACATTTGACTCGTTTGGATATTCTCGACTCTAAACCATTGGACTGCACGTTTACTCCGGGTGGTCCTGTTGATGTCAAAAACTACTATATTCTTGACGCGACACGCTACCAAAAGGAGCTGGACCATTCCGAGTACAATACGTATAATTGGAAAGGAAAGACTAATGGACGAAATAAAAGATAAGGTCGTCTCGAATATGGACGATGCTGAAATCTTTGAAGCTGCCAGGAAGTTGAAAGAACTCTTGGACTCGGCTATTCTACGTAGTGAAATCGTAGGAGAGGCTGACACACGGAAATTACTGTGGGATCTACGAGCAAATCTTCTCGTAGTATTACGTTAAACAAAAAGGAGAAACTAATGAAGTATGATATTACTCGATTACCTGTTATCAAATCAAAACATTTCAATGACGAAGCTGTACAAGCTGCTAACGCTGGTATGACCGACGAACAATACACTACTGCACAAGGACAAAAAGTTCTGTGGTATATGTATGTCTTGGATAAATTGAATCGTGGCGACTCTATTTCTGTGGCTGAGCTGCGTAAAGCTGCCAATAAGAAAGTTAAATTGGAAGACTACATGTTTGGATTCGACCGTCGTGCTCTTGACTACACAAGTCCTAAAGCATCTGATGATATTTTCTTCCACCCAATGCACCTCAAACAAATTGTGCCTAACAACGCAGATCTCTACGATACAACTCGTCTTGAAGAACTCAAGGAAAAGAATGCTGCTATCTATCGTAAATTTGTACGTCGCTTAGAAGAAGGCGTTAAACTTATGCGAGATAACAAATAAAAGGAGCTGCAAATGAAATTCAAGTCTGGTATGGAGAAGACATCGTATTTGAAAAGTGTCTTATTGAAAGTTCTGAAGACTATGGGATATTTGACAGTGGCAGATTACAAACGTATCTGTCACCACTATCCTATTGAGGCTAAGGACTATGTTATTGGTTGGCGAAGTCTATACGATGCTCATTTCACAACAAACGAATATCCTGATGATGCGAACATGGTTAAGCTATACATATCCAAGCAACCATCTATATTGGCTAGCTCTCGTGCCAAACAAGTCGACTTCGTTGGCAATATCCCTTCCTTAGGGAATGTTCATATTGTGGATAATGGAATTCAAAACGTTTTGATCATTCACCTAGGCCTTGCCTCTAATGATTTAGAGCAATGGCGACATCATAATCGTAAGATTTTGGTGTTTGATAATGAACCGATGAAGCAAAACTTCATATTGTGGTTCGATAATCATCAGACTAAACCTGGTGAAGATGTTATTATGGTGGGTAAAGACTTTGATCTTAAACCTATTTTGCGTGAACACGGATTAATTGTCCGTGAAGTTATTTAAGGAGGTATTAAGATGACTACCCAAAACGACATTTATGTTATCGACTTAACCAAATATTTCACACGCCTTTTCGAATTACATCGTCCAGATGCTTTGGATTATTTCAAGAAGATTGAATGCTATATGTATTTCAACATCTCGGATCCTACTCAAGTCCAATTCAAATACCGCTTCTACGGTTACAGATACGATCGTAAGGTATTATATGGACTTACTCCGGATATGTTTGTGCAGGTCGTAAACTTCTTTACTATGCTTGCCGAAAGCGCATATCGTTTGGAAAAGGCTCTTATGCCAGAATGGATGTTTGAACCGAAAGTACGCTGGATGCGCGGGTTACTAAAGGATGCTTTGGACGTTCCTCAACACATTGAAATTCGTCGTTACTTGTTTAGTAAGGGTGTCGACGTTGACTTCAATGATATTGTTAAGACCGACTATACTAGCATGGTTGATGGTGATAATAATATTCCTATCGTTAGACCTTCTCTGGTATATTGGCGTGAACTTGGTAAGGTACTGTTGGCTACAAACTCACGTTTTGCCACAGCAGATTATGATGATCCGGAGGTAAATTACGATGGTCGTGATTGATCCTGGAACAGACTTAATTAAAATCAACTTCACTAACTACTTGCGTAAATTCTATAAAGATATTCGTAAGTATGACAAGTACATGCTTGCAAAGATCTATGGTAAGATGTATTTCAAGCTTACAGATCCTACAGTAATCCAGTTTGAGATGTATGCTGATCGCAGATCTAACGTAGTTAAGGTGTTGAAACTGAAGAATATTGTAGAAGCAATTGATGTTATCAACTTCTTCTTGGAGATCTCTGACGCATATTCTAATCATCACTCCGATTACTATCCAAAGTGGATGCTTAAGCCTAGATCGTCTATTATTCGGGGTTTGATTAAGGATTCTTTAGGATTAACTGGTGTTTCTGAGCTTAGCAGGAACGGAATTGAGTATGAGGATCTGGAGAAAATGCATCAAAAGATCCAATATTCGTGCAAACATGGCGTACATATCTACGATATTTGTGCTGATTTGAAGCTGGATCCTGCTAAAGATGACCTATTTATGTGGCGAAAACGTCGTATAAATGGGTTCAAAATTGGTAATATTGACTATTACGAAGCTAAAAAACGAGGCAAAATCGTCAATTATATCGTCTAAATCAGCCGGATTTCCTATAATATTGTGGGAAAATCAGGGTTGATTCGGGCTAAAATCGTGGTTAAATTACTATGATATTATAGGAAAAATGGGCCTAAAATGTCTCAAAATAGCAGTCCCCCAAAATCCCCCAAATTTTTAAGGGTTTTTGGGGCGGAGCCGAAATAGCTTGAAAATGCCTTATTTTGGGTGGTTTTTGGACATATTTCGGCGATTTTGAGGGTACTTTAGGGGTTGTGAGTCCCTAATCCCCCCAATCGACCCTGTTTTTACATTGTTTACATCAAGAGTTAAAAGCTTATAATATATATAAACAATAGGAGAAGAGGGGAGAATGGGGACTATTGGTCTGAAACGGCTAAATTTGGTTGAATTTGTTAGATTCCGACACAACTCACAAAATACGATAGAAAAGGAGGGTTTCGGTGAAGTTTGATTTTTTAGACGTCACTGTCGAGCAAAACTTCAGTAACAACAGAGTTTATGATTATGTCATATCTCCAGACTTCTTGTTTGGTGATATTAAAGACTTGGTTATCAAAGGTTCTTCGTTCTTTGCTTTCTGGGATGGAAACGAATGGATAATGGACCAGAACTATTTATTTGATTGTATCGACTCGATCTTGTGGAGAAAGTATCATGAAATAAAAGCCGAACATCCAACAGCTAGGATTCAGGTTAAAGAAATTCGTAAAGCATCAGCGGGCAAGTATAAATTGTTTGTTGATTATATTAAAGTCCTTTGGCAACCTGAAACCAACTTCAACAGACGCATATTGTTCGCCGATCATAAGATTAGGCGAGAAGATTATGCAACTGTTAAATTACCATACACTCCGGTGAGTGGTGACTGCCCGGCATTTAAAGAATTGTTATATACGTTGTACGATCCAAATGAAGCTGAGAAGATTCTATGGTTTATGGGCGCTTTACTTATGAACAAAATGGATGGTATCGAGAAGTTCATGTATTTGTATGGACCAAAAGGATCTGGTAAAGGTACTGTACTCAAAGTATTCAAGATGATATTTGATGGATACCATGCTCCTATCGACTTGAGAGAGTTGACGAGTGGTGGACCATTTGCAACAGGACAGATCCGAGAGGTTCCTTTATTGATCGACGACGATACGGATATTTCCAGGATCAGTAACGATACTCCATTGTTGAAACTTACATCTCATGAAACTATATCTGTCAACAAGAAATACAAAGAACCATACGATGTAACATTCAGTGGATTATTAGTAACTGCGTCAAACCAACGATATCGTGTCAGGAATATTGACTCAGGGATTACTCGACGTGCTGTTGTAGTAAACCCTAGTGGTCGTAAATTCACTCATGAAGAGTACGATGCATTATTTGACCGGGTTAAGTATGAGGTTCCGTATATCGCATCAATGGCTATGGACACTTTCCAAGAACTTGGTTATTCTTTCTACGACGATTACTTCGATATTGAGATGGCTGTCAACACTGATATCATCTTTGACTTTGTTCGTAGTAACGCTATGGAGATTGGAAAGGATATTACACTCAAGCGAGTTGCTGAGATGTACAAAGAGTATCTAGAAGATCTCGGATTCAAGACGGAAGGATACAAAGCCAAGATCAAGAAGGAGCTAATGCGGTATTTCGACGAGTTTCATACAGAGATTCGGATTGACAATATTCGTTACAAGAATTTATATCGAGGATTCAAATGGGAAGTCGTATATCCAGAAGGGCTCGGAGATAAGACCGATGGTCGCTTCGTACATTCTGAAGAGGCAAAAGAAGATTGGCTCACATTCTTAGACAACCCGTCATATTTCAATGGTATCGCAGCAGCATTCCCAGCACAACCAGCAAATTCAAAAGGCAATCCTTTAGCAAAGTGGGATGATGTTAAGACTGTTCTAGCAGATATCGACACGGAACAACTTCACTGGGTTAAAGTTCCGCTGAGTCATGTTATTATTGACTTGGATAAAAAGAACCCAGAGACCGGTAAGAAGGATTTGGAATTGAACAAGGAAGCAGCTCGACAGTTCCCTCCGACTTATGCTGAACTATCCAAATCGGGCCATGGTATTCACTTGCATTATATTTATGATGGTAATGTGAATGAGTTATCTAATTTGGTCGAAGAGGATGTGGAGATCAAGGTATATCGTGGGAAGTCTTCTCTACGACGTATCAATATGAAAGCCAATGAGTATGAAATCGCGCATATATCCTCAGGTCTCCCACTAAGAGAGAAGGAGGCTGTGGTGTATAGCGAGATAGAAGATATTGTGTATACCGAACAGGTATTACGTAATTTTGTAAAACGACAGTTGGGTATGATTGAGGGTAAGGAACCATCACATCCAAATACTAAACCGACTATTGATTGGATTGCTCATGAAATTCAGAAGGCTCACGATCAAGGTCTGGAATATGACTTGAATGATTTACGACATGCTTGTATGATGCGAGCACTGAAATCGACAAATAATCGTGAGTACTGTTTGAAGGTTGTTCAGAAGATCCCTTGGTCAACACTTCGAGACGAGAATGAAGATAAAATCCAGGATCGACTTACAGGATTCACAAAGATATATCCTAAAGAAGAATTAGTTTTCTTTGATATTGAGGTGTATCCAAATCTGTTTGTTGTTGTCTGGAAGAAATACGGAGATGATGAATTCGTTAAATGGATTAATCCAACTCCCGAGCAGATTGAATATTTGCTTTCGTTTCCTCTCGTAGGATTTAACAATCGACGATACGATAACCATATTCTTTATGCGAGACTTCTCGGCGGTAGTGAAATGGATTTGTTCCAACAGTCACATCGTATTATCAACGAGAAGAACGCCAAGACTGGAATGTATGCAGCTGCTTATGAAATTAGTTATGCTGATATTTATGAGTACAGCCAGAAGAAACAGTCGCTTAAGAAATGGGAAGTCGAACTAGGTATCAAACACGTAGAAATGGAAATCCCCTGGGATCAACCAGTTCCAGATCATTTAGTACCAGTCGTTGTTGATTATTGTGTTAATGACGTTGATGCTACTGAGAAATTGTTTGATGCTGTATATGCCGATTACGTTGCTCGTGAAATCCTAGCAACTATTTCCCGCGGATCTATGAATGCGACCAACAATCAGTTGACTGCATTATTTATCTTCGGTAATGATCCACGACCACAAGACAAATTCAATTATGTTGATCTGTCCAAGACATTCCCTGGTTATGTCTATGAGTTCGGTAAGTCCACATATCGTGGTATTGAGACCGGTGAGGGTGGTTATGTGTATGCCAAACCAGGTATTTACAAGAACGTTGGATTGCTTGACGTTGAGTCTATGCATCCGAATAGTCTCGTGAATATGAATTACTTTGGACCATATACTCAGAGGTATGCTGACTTGCTTAAAGTTCGTGTGTTGCTTAAGCATAACAAGATCGATGAAGTTAAACAAATGTTTGATGGTATCCTAGCTCCGTTCTTGGATAATCCAGAATATATCAAACCTTTGGTAACCGCATTGAAGATTGTAATCAACTCTGTATATGGTATGACGTCTGCTAAGTTTGACAATAAATTCAAGCATCCATCAAACGTTGACAATATTGTTGCTAAACGTGGAGCTTTATTTATGGTTGACTTACGCTTTGCTGTTGAGGACGAAGGATATGAGGTCGCTCATATTAAGACGGACTCGATTAAGATTCCAAATGTGGACGATTACATTATTGACTTCGTTCATAAATTTGGAGCACTACCTCAATACAATTATAAATTTGAGCACGAGCACACTTATAAACGTATGGCGTTGATTAACAATGCTGTTTATATTGCTCAACTTGAAGATGACAGCTGGTCTCCGACTGGAGCAGAGTTCTTGAATCCATATTTGTTGAAACGAGTATGGACCAAAGAACGTATTGAGGAAAAAGATTTCTTCCTAACCAAACAATCGAAGGGCCATATTTATCTTGGTAAAGAATTCGTTGGTAAAGTAGGATCCATTTATGCATCTCTCACTGGAGAAGAAGCTTTATGGACTGAAGACAATGAAACATTCAAGTCAGTAACCGGCACGAAAGGATTTAAGTTCAAGCAATCTGCGGAATTTAAAGATGATGATGTTGACTTTGCATATTATGACAGAGTAGCTCTCGAAGGTTTGAAGAAGATTATGAAAGTTGGAGACATCAATGAAATTGTTGATGACATGCCAACTGATTATCAAGTTGTTCTAGGTTTATCGCCTGAGGTTTCAGAAGAAACTTCGGCGGTAGCCTAATTTTGTTGCTTGCGGATTTCGCAGAAATTACTTGGCACATAATAGGAAGGGATAAAAGATTTTAGGATCTTTTACTTTTTTCTTGCTATTTTTATGTCAAAACAAATCGAAAGGAATTTTATAAAATGACAAAAGTATTAGCTATTAGTAATAAACAGTTGCAATTGGAAAATGTTCGGTTTATGTTTAGACCGAACTTCGAAGGTCGTAAGACTGAGTTTAATGCACTCGGTGACCGGAATTTCCAAATTGTGATCGATCCAGAAGATGTTCCATTGCTCCAAGAATATGGTATCAATGTAAAACTTCACGATCCTGCATCTAAGAACCCAGACCTCGACCCAGATGTTGTACAACCAATGTATTACATCAAGGTCAAAGTATATACTGAGTACAGCACTCCGGTTATCGCGCTTATCAATGACGATGGTGAATTGGATGTTGATGAAGAAGTACCAACTGACAACATCACTTTACTAACTCCGGATATGTATGGTATGATTGACGAAATGGAAATCCGTGCTTGTGATATGGTTATTCGTCGTCGTGAGAAACACGAACGTGGAACTTACGCACGTCTTGATTTGTCCAAAGCATATATCCACGTACAATCAACACCATTGGCTCGTAAATACGGATTTTAATGGTCCAACTATATGATTATCAGGAACAGGCACTAGATCATCTTAGAGATGGTTGTGTGCTTTGTGGTAAAGTAGGCTCGGGTAAATCTTTAACGGGCCTATTCTACTACATCCGTAATCATTCGGACAAACCGCTTTATATTATCACTGTCGCAAAGAAGCGAGATGATAAAGAATGGCAACGTGACTTTGAGTTGCTTGGTATAAATGGAGTTGTCGATTCATGGAACAATATCAAAAAGTACAAAGATGTCAAAGATGCTTTCTTTATTTTTGACGAACAACGTGCTGTTGGTTACGGAACATGGGGACGCAGCTTGATTGATATTAGTAGACGTAATAAATGGATTATGTTATCTGCTACACCAGGCGATACTTGGATTGACTTTATGGTATTATTCATAGCCAATGGATTTTATCGCAACAAGTCTCATTTTATCGATGAGCATGTTGAATACAAACCATATACGTCATTCCCTCAAATTAAGAGATACCACAAGGTAGATCGATTAGAAAGATATAGGCGAGCTATTATTGTGTCTATGGCGGACTTCCGCAAGACTAAGATAGATCGTGTATTTGTAACCTGTGACTTCGACAGAAAGTTGTATGACGAAACTGTTAAATCCAGGTTTAATCCTTTCACCAACGAACCTATTATGAACGCCTCTGAGTTCACACAAGTTCTTAGAAAAATAGTTTGTTCTAGTGATCGTCGAAAGGAGAATGCAAAACAACATATTATGACCAAAGATAAATTGATTGTTTTCTACAATTACATTTATGAGTTGGAGATTCTAATTGATATTTGTGAAGAACTCGGACTTAGATATAGACAATGGAATGGTTCTCGACATGAGAGTATTCCGGATGATGGCGATGGCTGGATTTATTTAGTTCAGTATATTGCCGGATCAGAAGCCTGGAACTGTATTACAACTGATACAATTCTATTTTACTCACTCAACTATTCATATCGTATTATGGAGCAGAGTGAAGGACGCATAAATCGTATTAATACGCCATTTGATACAATGCATTATATCTATTTAAAGAGTTCGGAATGTATAGACGACGCCGTTTATAAAGCGATTAAAACCAAAGAAAAATTCAACGAGAGGAATTGGGTGCAGCAACAATGGGCAAATTGGAAAGAGATTTTCAGCGAGTCTTGATTAAAGATATTGAGGCTTTGATTCCTGATGCTATCGTTAAAAAGAACGATGCTAAGCATATTCAAGGGATTCCTGATTTGTCTGTGGATGTAGGCCCTTGGTCATTTCATCTTGAATGCAAGAAGAGTGCTAAGGCGCCATATCGTCCGAACCAACCATATTACTTGAAGAAGTATAACGACAATGGTGGTTGGGCTAGGACTATATATCCTGAAAACAAGGAGGAAGTTTTGCATGAAATGGAACAGGCATTACGACTACGAAGGAAAACATTCGTTCCTAAGCGCTAGTCAATGTCACTGGATAAATTATACTCCCGAAAAAGTCGTTAGTCGATTTGAAAACGAACTAGCGAAACAACGGGGAACGGAGTTACACGAATTTGCATCTGAAGCTATCAACAAACGAATTAGGTTATTGCCTGGACATACGCATCCAGCCTTAGCCAATTTTGTTAATGATGCAATAGGATTCAATATGGACAGCGAAGTCCTTTTATTTTACAGTCCTTATGCATTTGGTACTGCTGATGCTATTCGATATGATCCTCCAAAGAAAGATAATCCTCGTGGATTCCTACGTATTCATGATTTGAAAACAGGTGTGACTAAACCTAAGATGGAACAATTGTTAGTGTATGCTGCATATTTCTGTCTTGAGTATTCTGTCAAACCCGAAAAGACAGACATGATTCTGCGTATTTATCAAGGGGATAACATTGATGAAGTAATTCCTGAGCCCGAAGATGTCTATGATATTATGCATAGCATTAAGGAATTCTCAGCATTACTTGAAAACAAACCGTGAGGTGAATGATGTCGGAAACTTTACAAGAGTACCTCGAACATAGAGGAACTCCACATCAAGGCTCCGTTCCTCACAGTGGTCGCTATGCTTGGGGTTCCGGAGATAATTCATACCAACGTGCAACTGGATGGTCTGATGTTGTGGCTAAATACCGCAAGACTGGATTAACAGACACGGAAATAGCGAACAAACTTGGTATATCTACAACAGAGTTTCGTAAGAGAAACAATATCGCTAAACAAGAGATTCGTAAGAACAACATCTCTCGAATCAATGAATTAGCAGATAAAGGATTCGGATCAATTGAGATATCTAGACAACTGGGTATCCCTGAATCTACTGTTCGTATGAACTTAAATGCCAAGGTTAAACATAATGTTACCAGAATGGAACAAGTCAAAGGTGACTTGGAGAAACTGGTAGGTAAGTATGATTACATTGATATTGGTTCTGGCTCAGCCCAACAACTTGGTATTAATGATAGTATGCTTAAACGTGCTACGCAACAGTTAGAAGAAAAAGGTTATCATGTTCACAACATTTATGTTAAGAACGCAACCAATGACGCTCACTGGGTAGAGATGAAGGTCTTGTCTAAAGAACCTGATATTTCTGTAGTACGACAAAACAGAGATAAGATTACACCACCTCTTATTTACAAAGATGAAAATGGTGTGTCTCAACTAGGACTTAAGCCTATTCAGCACCTTGATTGGAAACGGGTGGGAATTAAGTACGATGAAGATGGTGGCACGGCGAAAGATGGGGTAATGCAACTAAGACCTGGAGTCAAAGATCTTGATCTAGGTAATTCGCATTATGCTCAGGTTCGCATTGGAGTTGGTGGAACTCATTATCTTAAAGGGATGGCTGTTTATGGAGATCCTAAAGACTTTCCAAAAGGCGTCGATGTTATTTTCAACACCAATAAGAAACGAGGAACTCCTCCAGAGAAAGTACTGAAACCTTTGAAAGATGATCCTGATAATCCATTTGGTGCAACTATTAAACCGGGCGGACAGAAAGGTGCAATCAATAAGGTTAATGAAGAAGGTGACTGGAATTCCTGGTCTAAAACTTTATCTTCTCAGTTCTTATCTAAACAACCGCCTGCTCTTGTTAAGGATCGTATTGAAACTACATACAACAAACTTAAGAAAGAGTACGAAGAGATTTCTAAGTTAACGAATCCTGTTGTTAAAAAAGCCTTGATGAATGATTTCATTGATGGCTTAGATTCGAAACGACAGTCTCTTAAATTAACAGGGTTCGATCGAATGAAAGGTAAAGTGTTATTACCTCTCGATGGTATCAAAGCTAACGAAGTATATGCTCCATCATTTAAGAATGGTGAGAAAGTAGTACTTGTTCGTTATCCTCATGGAGGAAGATTTGAATTACCGGAACTAACTGTTAATAATAAACTTGGAAGTGGTGCTGCTAAATTTATGCGCAATGCCAAAGATGCCATTGGTATAGATTCATCTGTTGCATCTAAACTTTCAGGGGCAGACTTTGATGGTGACTCTGTTATGGTTATTCCAAACAACAAGGGTCAAATTAAAACTGCTCGCTCATTGAAGGAGTTAAAGAACTTTGACACAAAAGCTTATTATACTCCTAAGCCTCCGAAGATCGATACTCAAAAACAAATGGGCGAAGTATCTAATCTTATTACTGACATGACTATTAAGAACGCATCACAATCTGAGATCGCTCGTGCAGTACGACATTCAATGGTTGTTATTGATGCTGAGAAACATAGTCTTGATTATAAGAGATCTGAAAGAGAAAATGATATTACATCTCTTAAAAAGAAATACCAATTGCATACTAATATTTTAACTGGTAGCAAAGGGACTGGGGCATCCACTCTTATTTCCTTATCTAAGAGAAAGATATCTGAAACAGAGAAGGTGGAAAGACACCGTACCCCTGAACAATTGGCAGCTAACCCACGACTCAAACCAACAATCACTAAGACTGTTCGTAAGAAAGGAACAGAAAAAGCTATTGTTGATATGGTTGATGATGCTAAGAAGCTAGGTTCTGGTACACCTATCGAGAACATGTATGGTAATTATATCAATGCTCTTGGTAAGCTACAACAAAAGGGTCGTGATCTAGTAGACAAGACTCCTAACATGCACATCAGCAAGGAAGCTAAGATTAAGTACAGACCTCAGTTAGAGTCATTAGACAAGAAGCTTAGTGATGCTATTATGAATGCTCCTAAAGAACGTCAAGCTCAACTGATTGCTAACAGAACCATTGCATCTAAACGAACTCCTGACATGCAGCCAGACCAACTTAAGAAGCTTAAGCAACAATCTATTGCAGCAGCTCGTGTACAAGTTGGAGCTTCTGGTAAGAAGGTAAGGATTAGCATTGACGATGATGAGTGGGTAGCTATTCAAGCTGGTGCTGTGTCTACTAACAAACTAACACAGATCATTCGGTACTCAGATGCAGACAGGCTTAAGCAGTTAGCTACTCCTCGTAAGAGTGAGTCTATCTCATTAGCTAAAGCAAGTAGAGCTAAGGCCATGCTTCGTAATGGACACAGCTATGCTGAAGTATCTGAAGCTCTTGGTCTATCAGTTAGTTCCATCCAGAACATCGTAGAGTAAAGGAGGTAGTCAATGGACGAACAGTACGATGAAGTACTTGATGTCATGCTAACAACGTATGACAATCCATACAATCCCTTTACTCAATGGGATGAATGGTACAAGTATGATACAGACAATGACTACAATACACCTGAGCTATTAGCTTTTGTCATGGACAACACTGATGACTTGCTCGACATCACTGAAGAGCTTGGTGTACAAGCAGCAGCAATCAATTGGATTGTTGATAATGGTCCAATCGAAAATGTTTGGACAACAATCAAACCAACTACCAAAACTCCTATTCGGCAACCGACAGAAATAAAATAAAAAATCTGTCGCAACCATAGGGGGGAGGGGTCACTACATTCCTTCCCTCTATGCATCGCCACACCACTCAAAAATAGCTCCGGAGTGATTT